ACCGCCGGAGCGCTAGGCGGTTCTCAAGCTTTCCAAGCAGGTTCTTACACGGGACCCACGACTATTTCTGGCCAGTGGAAGCAGTTCACGCAATCTTTGGGTGCCAAGGCCCCTGTAGATGCGACTCAGGTTGCAGGAGGGGCAGATGATGTAGCGGCCTTAAAGTCTGGTCAAGTACAAGGGGCGGAGGTTCCTCCTAGCACGGCCATAAGTCCGAACCCGGATGGCACCTTTTCGGTCACCAAGTTTGATGCGGCAGGACGACCAATCAGTAGCACTATTGAAGGTGGTGCTGTACCCCGTGGGACACTTCTGCCACAAGGAAGTGGTTACACAAATACGTCTATTGGTGAGCAAGCCCTCCAACAAGCCGATGATTTGGCGGCTTTCCGCGCTCGGTCGTTAAGCGGTCCAGAGATGCAAGCAAGGCTTACCCCGCCTAGCACCATGACTGGCGCTGATTTAAGGGCCAATATCGACCTTGCTGCCGGTTCGCCTACTAGGGCTATTGCCGATTACCAGAGGGCTTTCCCTGTGGAGGCAGCAGATGAAATAGGTGGCATTGCAAGCCTTCGTCCTCCCGGATACGTGAGTAACCAACCGAGACTAAACGCAATGGGCGATATTCCTCCCGCTGCAAAACCTACCTACGGGGAGTTACTTGGCAAAGGCGACTTTACTGGCATAGCCAAAAAGGCTGGCAGCGATGCGATGGGGATATACGATGAATACTTATCCCCTTCTGGCATTCAAAAGGCAGGGCAAGCAGATGCGGTTAATGCCTATAAACAGACACTGGCCCAAACCGGAGACGAAGTGCTTGCAAGAGCCGCATATGAAAAAGCGATGCCCGGCATGTTTGCCACTTACGGCCCTCTTGCAGGCGTTGGCCTTGGTGCGGCGTATTTAGGCGGGGCCTTTACACCCCCTGAAGTACCAAAACCAAACATCCCTGTATCCGGAGCGGAGTTGTACCGCAGGAACCCTTACATCATCCGTCCTGAAATAAGGACTGTATCGGCGTCTACAGGCACTCCCTACGCCTTTGCTGCCGGAGGTATAGCGGACTTGGCCACGGGTGGCACAAGTAACTTCCCCCGTAAAACAGGCCCAATAAACGGTCCCGGAACAGGTACGTCGGATTCCATCCCTGCGATGCTCTCGGACGGAGAGTTCGTATTCACAGCAAAAGCAGTACGTGCCATGGGCAACGGCTCACGGCGCAAAGGCGCAAAACGCATGTACGCGCTCATGAAGTCCTTGGAAAAGAGGGCATAAGCCATGGCAACTGAATATCAAGTACAAACAATCCAAGAATCCCCAGAGATTGAACGGGCCAGACTTGCCCTTCTCAAATCAGCTGAGGCTCAGGTCCGGACTCCTATGACCATACCCGGCTACGAAGTAGCCGGACTTGGCGCAGGGCAGATACAAGCCAGAAACCTTGCAGAGCAGGGAATCGGGGCATATCAGCCCCTTCTGAGCGAAGCTGAAAAAGGCATGGTGGCGGGGCAGCAACTGACCCAGCAAGCTGCTCAAGGTATCGCAGGCTTGAACGTCGCACAGCCCTTGGCTGCGGCTTACGGCGCGTATCAGGCAGGGGCGGGCGTTGCAGGAGACATAGGCAAGCTTGCTGCTGCGGCAGGGCAGGCAACGGGTGCTTATGATCCGTCGCAAGCCGTTGCGTTCATGAATCCGTATCAGCAGCAGGTGACGGCAAACGCGCTGCGTGAGATGCAGCGGCAGGCAGATATTGCCTCCCAGACCCAAGCTGCTCAGGCAGTGCGTAGTGGGGCTTTTGGCGGAACCCGTGAGGGCGTTCAACGTGCAGAGATGCAACGGGGCTTGATGGATGTCATGGGCCAGCGTATTGCACAAGATTACGCACAGAATTACCTCCAAGCACAGCAAGCCGCGCAACAGGCTTTCGAGGCCCAGCAACAACGTCAGCTGTCTGCCACTGGCCAGCAAGCAAATATTCTGGGTGGACAGGCAAACCTTTACAGTCAACTCGCCCAAGGTATTGGTGGCCTAGGTCTGCAGCAGGGTCAGTTTGGGCTGCAACAAGGTGGCGCTTTGGGTGCAATGGGTGCGCAACTGGGTCAACAGGCCGGTCAACGCGCCAATCTGGCAGGACTGCAACAGCAACTCGGTCAAGCAGACATTGCGCTGCTTTCGCAGATCGGTGGACAAGAACAAGCCCTGCAGCAGGCACGTCTGGATGCCCTGCGGGCAACAAAGACGCAGGAAGCCTTCTTGCCCTACCAGTTGTTGTCTTTCCAGTCGGATATTTTGTCCAAGACTCCGGGTAGTCAAACGTCAATCACATCGGCTACGGCTCCGTCCCCCAGCCCGTTGACCTCTGCATTGGCTACAGGGTTTGCGGGCATTACTGCGGCAGCGGGTGCTAAGAAAGCAGGCTTGTTCTAGGAGGAATGATGAAATCGAAAGTAATTGACAGGCCTCTGTTCAAAAAGAAAGGGGCATCTGTTGCGCCTGACGAGGTGGACAATGTAGGCATCATGCAAGGCTTCATGGATCAGTTTGAAGACTTGGATGAGATGGAAGAAGACGATGATGAAAGCGATATGGGCAAGATGCTGGATCGTCGCCCTGACTCGCCTGAAATCCTGATGAACAACCTACGTGGCGACATGCGCTCGGTAGACGCTCGTGTGGAAGAGCTTGCGGACCTCGTAGGATACCGCGCAGCCTCAGAGACTCCCACTGAAGTCTTGGCGCTCTTGCAGCCTGTTTTGGCTCAACAAGCCACGATGGCGCAACCTCCAGCACCGATGATGGGCCCTACCCCACCCGGCCCGATGGCTGCACCGGCAGGCGGGGTTGCTGATTTAGCCGCCATGGACCAAGGCCCACAGACCACGCCTCCTCCGATGCCTGCTCCAGAAGCAGCGCCTCCGAGCGGGATTGGTTCCTTACCTGCTGCGGCTGAACAACAAGCCCCGATTGCCATGAGGAACGGGGGGATTGTGCAGCATTTTCAACAGGGGTCCGATGAGGAGGGCGTGACCCTAGTAGACGCAGGAGGCCAAGGTGCCTTCTACCCTCCAGAACTGGTCGAAAGAGCGCAAAGAGACTTGGCAAATCTGATGTCAGAAAGGCCCCAGCAATCTCCTTCTCTTGAGCAGGCGATGGCTACGCGTTTGCCTTTGTATCAGCGATTGCTGGGTACGGACAAAGAGGCGGTGCAGGCGCAGATGCTGTTTGATCTTGCGCAAGGAGCCTTGAACGTGGCTGGGGGCGTAGATGCCGAAGGTCGTCCTGTTCGCGGCTCTGCCTCCCCAATTAGCCGTATTGCAGCAGGCATGCGTAACGTGCCTGCATTGATCGGCGCACGTGCGGGTGAGCTCTCCAAGGCCCAGCGCGAAGCGAAGCTCTTGGCGCTGCAAGCAGGTGAGAAGGACATCGCGGTCATTCGCGAATACAACTACAAGCTGTTGGATTCGCAGCGCAAGGCCTCTGCCGACATCGTCAAGGCAGCAGCAAAAGGACAGGGCTTTGGTTCTGGGCTCAAGGGTGCTGCATGGAACTTTGTTACGCGGTTTGCTCCTGAATATGGGGCAGGGAAGCTGAATCCAGAAATGGATCGCCGGTTTGAAAGCTCCTATGCAATTGTTAGTGAGCCGACTTATTACACTGATCCTTTCACGGGAAATGTGACACGTCGTGATCCGCCTATTCCGAATTTCGTGACTAACGCACTTAGCTTGCGCAAAAACATACCAACACCCGCTGTTCCTTCTAAAGGCGGTAAGAAAGGGGTTGCGCCTGCTGATAGACCTGTTTCGGAAATACCTCCGGGCACCGCAGCAGTGCCGTCTACTGCTGGTGCAGTGACCACGGACCAAGGACCTGCGCCCACTCCCACTGTAGCGAAAGCAGGGAAAGAGCCTACTCTATGGGAATTAACACCTATTTTAACGGGTCCTATTCCCACAGCAAAAGACGTAGTCTCCAGCATTCCGGGTTTTGGTGATGTAGGCAAGGATGTGACGCAAGCACGCTCTCGTTACCTTGGCGATTTTCGTGAGCTCGTTAAGAGTCTGCAAACCAGTAACGTATATGCACAAGCGGAACGTAAGGCAATTGAAGACGAATTGAACGTCGAGCCACGTTTCTTTGACGATCCTGCAAAACTTCGTAACAAGCTGATCGGTATAGACAATTTCTTGATGGGTCGACTAAGGGATGCGGAACGCAATTCAACGAATTCCACACTGCCTGTAGATCAGCGTAAAGAGCATGCCCGTATTAAAACTCTGATTGAAAACTTCAGGCCTAAACTTGGCGTACCCGTTCGTATATACACGATCAAGGAAGTACAGAAACTTGATTCTGGCACACCCTTTTTGTGGAATGGCTCTGATCTTCGTGTGAGGCAATAATGGCGGATGACATCCAAAAACAGTTGGAAGCCTTGTCTGCCCCCGCTGGGGGCAGTCGTGTATCTGAAATACTTGGAGGCACTCCACCTGCTGGAGTAGCTCCTGCACCCACTGGAGGATCGCAAGGCGCTATTAATCCCATCACGGGGCTACCTGAAACTTTAGAAACTGTTTCAGCCGCTGGAGAGCCTACGGTTGGAGAAAAAGCGACTGAGGTCGGCTATGGCCTGCTTGAGGGCATGAGACGCACGGCCCCTGCGACAACGGGTGGAATCATTGGTTTCCGTACTGGTATGCAACTCGCCCCTCTTATGGGAGCCTACGCGCCTTTAGGGGTTGTTGGTGGCACTATGGCTGGCGTAGTGTCTGGTATAGGCATCGGCAACTTGTTAGGCGATGAATTCGATGTCAAATTTCCCGGAGTTTCTCGTCAAGACTTAGTCCCCTATCGTGAAGGCGGAAAGACATGGGGCGATACGATTGCTTTAGCACCTATCGCCTTCAATATCCCTGTCCCCCAAGCAGAACGTTTGTCTGAAGCAATTCGCCTGTCGTTGCCAGCTGCCAAGAAGTTTGGCATGGAGGGTGTTGCCAGCGCCTCTCGTTTTTTCACTGATGTCTTGGCAGGGATGGGCAGAACTGCTCAGAAGTATCCAAAATCCTTCCTAACCGCAGAGGTCGTGTCCGGAGCGGGTGCGGGCCTTGGTGGAGGTATTGCAGAGGAGACTGCCCCGGGAGAGCCCGGCACTCGACTGCTCGCAGAGGTAACTGGCGGTGTGCTTGCCCCTTCACGGCTGTTTATTCATCTGGGCTCTGCCAAAGCTTTACTTGGAAATATCGGTGCTCAGTTTTCTCCGAGTGCTCGTGAAGCACGCGCTGCGAACAAGCTTTATTCCATCCTACAGGATGCTGGAGAGGATGTTAACAAAGTCATCCGTGCACTAGAAGCAAATGTTCCCGGTAAGGCGCGTCCTACTGCGGGTCAAAAGACTGGTGTACGTGTACTAAGTATTCTTGAAAACACACTGGCTCGCGAAAACGCCAAATATGGCGGGGAGATTGCCGAACAGGCCAATCAAACATTTAAGGCCTATCAACTTCTTGCCGAAAACCTAAGTGATGTAGGAACGCCACAAGCTCTTCGTGCTGCGGCACAACTACGGCAAGAGGCTTTTAATTCGATGTTGGAAAATCGTCAAGGCATTGCCTTGGCCAATGCTGCACAGAAGATTCGTAATATCAGCAAAGACACTCCTGAAGCTCGTCAACAGATTGGTGAAATTGTTCGCGATGCGACGTATGAATCCCTGTCAGATGCTCGTAAACATGAGCGTTTCCTGTGGGATCGTGCAACAAAAGAATTTGAAAAAGGCAAGCTAAAAACCGAAACGAGGGGCGACGGGTTTTCTAGAACTTATGTCCGTTACCCACAACTGCAACCTGAAACTACCGTTAGAAATTTCCTAGACGAGGTGATAAAGATAGACCCAGCGGTCTATAAAAACACTGTACCTAAGATCGTCAAGGATGTGATGGAGCGCATGGGCGTCACAGATGATGCTATTGCAGCGTATCGCCAAGGCCGGTATAGCCCCCAGTATGCACAAACGGGGGCCATACCAGATGTTTTCATGCCTAAGGTAAAGTCCTTGGAGATTCCCAACATTGTCAATCTTCGTTCAAATCTCTTGGAACTATCGCGCAACGCGGCGATTAAAGGCGACAACAACGAAGCAAGGTTCTACGGCAACATAGCAGACAGCATGTTGGAGGACCTATCAAAGGTCAAATCTACAAAGCTAGACGAAGCACGAGATTTTTCGCGCACGTTGAACGACTACTTTACTCGTAGCTTTGCAGGTGAAATGCTGGCAAAGAAGGCAACCGGCGCACCCGCTTTGCCTCCCGAAGTACTAGTGCAGCGCGCCTTTGGTGCCAACAACGATCTGGCCGCAATGCGTATGGCGGACATTGAAGACGCGGTGGGTATGTTAGGCCGTGAGTACACGGACGCCGTTAACAAGTTTGGCCTACGCAGTGCTCAAGCCCAGTCCTTGAAGCCTTTGGCTGACTTGTCTGCGGAGCGTGTGGTATCAATTCGTGATGCACAAGAGCGCATTCTTCGTCTTGCCGCTGCCGAAACAATCGACCCAAACACGGGTCGTGTTAGCGCCACTCGACTAGCTCGTTTTGTTGAAAAGCGCAGACCCTTGCTTGACAAGCTTCAGATCACTTCTGATTTGACAGATGTCGTCAAGGCAGAGAATGCGTTAAAGGCCACGTTAGCGAGTAACAGCTTCATGCAAAAAAGTCTGCGCGACCAGACGGCATTTGCACAGGTATTGAAGTTTGAATCGCCAACCATGGCAATAGCGGATGCGATAAATAGTAGAAACCCCGTGCAGACCTTCTCACGGATCACGCAACTAGCAAAAGCTGGTGGTCCAGATTCGGTATCCGGGTTGAAGTCCAGTCTTTACGACTACGCTTTTACCAAGGCAGGCGGAGATAAAGGCTTTAGTCCGCAGGCATTTCAAGATGCCTTCTTTAAGCCTATCTCAAAAGGCCAGCCTTCGGTTTACAACATCATGCGCTCACAAGGCTTGATGACATTGACCGAAGGTAAGAACCTAAAGCGCATCACCGAACCCATGCTACGTGTGGAGCAAGCCTTGGCTGATCGTCAATTGATGGCGGGTGTTATTCAAGGTGCGGATGCTGCAACGGAACTAGCCCTCCGAGTGGTCGGCGCTAAACTTGGCTCAACCCTTCATGGTCAAGGCCCCGGTTCTCTTGTGGCAGCTAGTAGGGGCTCGAGTTACATGCGCGAAATGTTTGACAAGTCTCCAATGATGATGGTTCGCGGCATCATTGAGGAGGCCACCAAAGACCCGCAGATGATGGCGTTGCTCTTGCGCAAGGGTGTCACGGAAGGGGAAAAGCTTCGTTTGGCTCGTCAAATGCATGCGTATTTGACTGCTGCAGGCCTTAATTACGAACGTTTCACAGAGCCTCCCCCAGAGCCCACGGTCCAAGCGCCACCCGTACAACGTAGCGTCACCCCACGTCGCCAGCCTGCCACTGTCTCGACACGTGGCGTGCCGGGGCTAAACCTAGGTGGTGGCGGTCCTCAAACAGTTGGACCTCAACCAGCAGCTGGTGGCAATAGCCGCGAGATGCTAAAGCGTTTGTTCCCGTTTGACACTACCATCCAGTAGGAGAGGTCATGGCAACTAAGCCAGTAAAAGCAAAGGCTAAGGCACCCGCTAAAAAAACGCGCAAATTCAGAGAAGGTGGGTCTGTGATGGATTCACCTTCTTATGATATGCGCGATCCTGCTTATCGAAAGCAGCTAGAAAAGAAACAAGCCTTAGAAACGTCAACTGAGGACCTTGAGTTTTTACTAGGCGTGGGAGCAGCAAAACGGGGTGCGGGACTTTTAGTTAAAGACCTTAAGAACCTTACACAACGTGCACCTAGCCGGTCTATTACAAGAGACATACAGATAGGCTCTAAAACACCTGAGGCCATATACAAAAAAGAATACGACAGGATGCGTCGAATGGCCGACGAGGCCTTGGCAGAAGGACGCAAGATACCCGAAAAAGAGCTTAAAGAAAAAGCGGAAGCTTGGACGCGGTACGAACTGAAGAAGATCAAAGGCAATAAACTTCCTCCAAGAAACGACTTAATAAAACAAGAGGCAAAAGATAAAGCTTTAAAAACTACGGAAAGGGCGCTTTATGCCACTTCGTTAGATATGGCTCCTAGAGCCTTGAGGTCGCTTCAAAATCAGGAAGAGAAGCCCGCTGGGATGAAAAAAGGAGGAGCGGTGAAAAAGTCTACGAAGTCCAAGGTCAACCAGTCCGGCAACTACACAAAACCCAGCATGCGCAAACGTTTGTTTGAGCAGATCAGGGGTTCTGCTGTACAGGGCACCGCAGCAGGGCAATGGTCAGCAAGAAAAGCACAACTACTGGCGAAGAAGTACAAAGCATCTGGCGGGGGCTATAAATGAAAGCCCCACAGATGAGCTTGAAAGCTTGGGGCGAGCAGAAGTGGCGAACAAAGTCAGGCAAGCCCTCGTCAAAGACTGGCGAGAGATACCTGCCTGAGAAGGCCATCAAGTCTCTAAGTCCAGCTGAATATGCTGCCACCACAAAGGCAAAGCGCATAGGCAAGAAGTCAGGCAAGCAATTCGTCAAACAACCAAAACGTATCGCTGCAAAGACCGCTAGGTTTCGGAAATTTTAACCAAGAACTTCTCCACTCTTGCCATCCACTCTTCCTTTTGACGCTGGAAGTCACGTCCTGTGGTCGTGAACTCCTGAGTCGTGCCGTCTTGTACAGCAATTAGTACAACTCCAAAATCAATCTTGGTGCCGTAGAGAACGTCATGCGCCATGGCATAGGCCGATAGCTGGTGGAAATAGTCCGTGATCCATTCATAACGCTTCGGCTTCAAGCTCTGTTTGAAGTCCACAATGGCTTCTCGCCCACGGAACACGCCCACCAGATCAGTCGTCCCGGCATACTTGCCCGGGTAATACAGCGGTACTTCTGACCCCCAGACCTCGTCTACTGAACCGAAGTGCCCGTTGATCAACTTGTGCCCCATCTCATACCCGCGCATTTGCAGCCAATCCTCCGCCGGGGGCAGCGGACTTCCTTCTAGGAACTTTTCAATCACAAAGTGCATGGCGGTGCCAACGTGGGCGGCTTCGTTCTTTATTCTTTCTGCCTCAGCGGAACCTACCCGTGCTGCCCACGCGTTCAGGGATGTCTTGTCTTTGGTTTTGTCCAGAATGGTCGTCACGCTGTAGACCGGGACATCCTCTCCTTTGCGGTACGTCCTGCCATTCGGGGAATCGATTCTTTCCAGCTTTTCATACGTAAAAAGATTCTTGACAGGTATCAAATTAGCCATGCCTTTAACTCCTCTCCCATGACTTGGGTTGCGATGTTGATCTTGTCGCGCAGGGATTTGACGATCTTTTCGTCCACTGTGCCGGGGCAGATGAGGTCGATGTAGGTCACGTTCTTGGTCTGGCCAATGCGATGGGCCCGGTCTTCGGACTGTAGGCGCTTTTCCAGATCGAACGAATTGCTGTAGTAAACCACCAGATTAGCCGCAGTCAGGGTCAGCCCGTAGCCGCCAGTGGTGGGGTTGCCAACGAAAAAGCGTAGGGGGCTGTTCGGGTCTTGGAACTCGTTGACGATCTCCTGCCGCTTGTCTGCCTCCGTGTCCCCGTAATACGCTGCTGCGGAGTTCATCCCATAGACCGAGGACAGGGCCATGCGGATTGCCTCGATATCGTGTCGGTAGGTGGCCCAGATGATCATCTTGCCGTCGGATTCCTCGACGATGTTCATTAGTTCTTTGATCCTGTTGTTGGGCAACTCAAGGGTGTCTCCGTTGTCCAGCTTCACATGCCCGCAGACGATCTGATGCAGTCGCATGATCTGCGTTAACGCGTTGACTGTGGATACTTCCCCCTCCTTAAACAAAGTCAATGCCATCAGGCGCATCTCCCTGTAGGCCTTTGCCTGCTCCTCAGTTAAATCCACCTCACGCTTGGTGTAGAGCTTGTCCGGTAGGTCCAGACACTCTTCCTTTGTCACGCGGAAACTGAATCGATCCAGCTTCTCCCGTAACTCCTCCAAATGCCGAAAGCCCAAGATTTGCTTGAAGCTGTGTGTGGCCAACTGGCGCTCCTGCATCACCGCATACCGGGCCTGAAACGTGTAAAAACTGTCATGGCCCAAGCATCGCGGATCAAGGAACACGCACTGCTGGAACAAGTCCAACGGGTTTTTTGTCACCGGAGAGCCCGTCATGATGCGCTTGTACTTTGCCTGCTTGCCGATCTTCGTGGCGTTCTTTGAACGGGCGGCTGTATGGGTCTTGATTGTTGTAGATTCGTCAATAGCCATAAAGGCATCATGAGCTAGTAAGTACCTACTGGCAAACTTGACCCCTTTCTCAGTGGACAGGGCCTCTATATTCATGATCAGGATTTTTAAATCCTCTGTGATCTCGAACAAGTTGTCTAACGCTTCTTTTTCTGCTTTCTTAGGGGAAGGACTCCAGAGGGCCATCCTGTACACAATATGTTCCGGCATATGCTTGGGTATTTCCGTGTCCATCCAATTTCGATAGACCCCCTTGGGCGCGATGATCAAAGCCGCATTTACTGACCCTTGGTCATACAGCATCGCCAGATTGTTGATCAACATGAAACTCTTACCTGTGCCCATCTCAGAAAAGAGAGCGGCCACTTGCTTATTCCAAAACCTCGTTAAATAGGCTTCTTGATGAAGGAACGGCTTATTCTTGTAAGGGTAACGTTGCAAAAATTCATCCATATCGATTCTCCTTTCTAAAGGGGGTTGCAAACTCCCGAAAGCCGAGTATATACTCAAACCTCGAACACAGAAAGGAGAAATGAAGTGCCTACAGTTTATGCTGTATCCGAAACGTCGCAGCACAACATATCCTCTGCATTGGACTTCGGAGACATCGTTACGATATTGCCGCCAAATGCACAGGTAGCTTTTTCTGTCACGCCGACAATAAGAAGGGCGTATCGGGTACTTGAAAATTTTTCTGACGAGGACTATCTTTTATTCATTGGCGATCCAACCGCCATGTCCATTGTCTCGGTGATTGCAGCACAACGAAACAACGGACGCTTCAAATGCTTGAAGTGGGACAAGCGAGAACGACGATACATTCCCATACAGATCGACTTTAACAACGCATTCAAGAAAGGAGAAATACAAAATGAGTTTGACGAATATCTTTGAAGAAGACGCAGCAGCACTGCAGATCAAGGACAATGACCTGCAGGGCATAGCGCAGATGGCAAAGCGTGCAAAGTCTCTTGAGAAAGAGATCGAGGACCACGAAGCTGAACTCAAGGTTCGTAAAGAACAGTACCGTAAGCTGACTGAAGAAGCGATTCCCGAGGCACTGACCAGTCTGGGAATGAAGAGCTTCAAGATGGAAGACGGTAGCTCTATCGAGGTCAAAGCTTTCTACAGCGCGTCAATCACTGAAGCGCGTCGTGCAGAAGCGTTTCAATGGCTGCGTGAGAACGGCTTCGACGACATTATCAAGAACACGATCTCTGTTCGCTTTGGGCGCGGTGAAGAAGCATTGTGCGCTCATGCAGTCGAGACGCTTCGTAAAGCTGGCTATCCGGTTGAGCAGGCAGAGAAGGTTGAGCCCATGACTCTAAAGGCATGGGTGAAGGAACAGGTGGAAAAGGGTCGCGAATTTCCGTCTGAGTTGTTCGGCGCATACATTGGCCAAAAAGCGACAATCAAATCCGTTTAACGACACAAGGAGAAAGAATCATGGGTAAAGCAGAAGTTGCAGAAGTCAAGACGAATAGCGGCGCATTGGCACTCGTAGGCCGTTTTGAAGAGGATGCGCAGTCCGGCTTCATTGGCATGAATCAGGAGGATTTTGCTCTCCCGTTTCTCCGTCTGTTGACCAACACGTCGCCAGAAGTTGGTTCATTGGACGGCGCAATGCCGGGTATGATCTACAACAGCGTTACAGGGGAACTCTTCGATGGCAAGAAGGGTATTCTGGTCGTCCCCTGTGCCTATGTACGGCAGTACATAGAATGGGCACCGCGTGGCAGCGGCTCTGGCGCACCTGTGGCGTATTACCCCAGTACTAGCGACATCCTCTCCAAAACTCACCGGGAACCCGGTGACAACCGGGACTATCTCGATAACGGCAATTATATCGAGAATACGGCAAACCATTACGTCATGGTGCTCGACGACAATGGCGTGCCCTCTCCCGCTTTGGTTGTCATGAAATCCACGCAACTGAAAAAGTCGCGGAAATGGAACAGCATGATGATGTCTGTCAAGCTGATGGGTAAGAACGGCTTATATACCCCGCCGATGTACTCTCAGGTGTACCGACTATCCACGGTTAAAGAGTCTAACGATAAAGGCCAATGGCATGGGTGGGAGGTCGAGCGCGTAAGCAGTGTCGAAAACGACAGTGTGTACGTGGCCGCTAAACAGTTTGCTCAGTCCGTTGGAGCAGGTGACGTGAACGTGCGTCACAGCGACGATCAGGCTGCGCCAGCAGGCTCCACTCCTTTCTGATTAACGGGCCCGAACCCATTAGGTAGTAGGGCCCTTTTTCTTTACAGAAAGAAGAAATGACTGACATCGCAAAATTCAAGTCGATATTTGAAGGCTCAGATATCGCCTATGGCACCTACCGGATTGAGCGGGAGAAGGACAATGGTAAACAAGCAGGCAAGGCGGTCGTCGTCAGAAAGCCGCCTACGGATGACCTATGGATCGCTCATCTTGAAGGCGTTGAGCCTTCTCTTGGCATCATTCCTATTCGTCCTGACAACACTTGCATATGGGGCTGCATTGATATTGACCAATATCCACTGGACCATAAAGGGTTGGTGGAAAAAATACGTCGGTTAAAACTCCCCCTCGTAGTTTGCAGAAGCAAGTCGGGTGGTGCACACGTCTTCCTGTTTACAAAAGAACCGGTCGCCGCAGCAGAGATGCAGCGGTATTTAATCACTTGTGCAAGCATACTGGGAGAAAGTGGCCGTGAAATTTTTCCGAAACAAACTGAAGTACTTGTTGAGCGCGGTGACACGGGTAACTTCCTTAACCTTCCGTATCACGGGGGCGATGAAACCCTGCGTTACGCGATCAATGATGATGGCACGGCTGCCTCACTTGATCAGTTCTACGGGCTTTACGAACAGCACGTTCAAGAACTGCCGCTCGTTCATCCGGAAGAGGAAAAAAAGGACGCGGATGCTCCCATCAAAGATGGACCGCCCTGCCTACAGGCGCTATGCAATCAGGGATTTCCGGAAGGCACTCGCAACAACGGATTATTTAATATCGCGATCTACCTCAAGAAAGCGAATGGCAGCAACTGGGAAGATAAACTGATGGAGTACAACCTGAAGTACATGGGGCCACCTCTGCCCATGAACGAACTTCAGGTGATCACGAAGCAGCTGCACAAAAAAGACTACAAGTACAAGTGCAAAGACGCACCTTTAAACTCCTTCTGCAATTCAGGCCTATGTCGTACTCGCAAGCATGGCATAGGTGCTGATGGCCCAGATGCACCGAAGATATCCAGCCTTACCAAATACAACTCTGAACCGCCCTTGTGGTTCTTGGATGTTAATGGTCGTCGCATTGAACTAGACACAGACCAGCTGTTTAATCAACCCGCTTTTCAAAAGGCCTGTGTTGAACGATTGAACGTGCTCCCACCCACCCTGCGTAGACAGGATTGGGAAAGCTTCTTGAACGGGCTGCTACGTGAAATGGTGGAGCTTGAGCAGATACAGGATGCACCAGAAGACACAAGCTACAGCGGTCGTTTCCAAGACCTGTTAGAAGAGTTCACCACACACTTGCAACAAGCGATGGACCGTGAGGAGATTCTCATGGGCCGTCCTTGGACCGACGAAGATGAAGCACGCGTGTACTTCCGTATGAAGGACCTCGAAGCACATTTGAAGCGCAGCAGTTTTAATGGCATGAGTGCCCCACGCATGGCACAAAAAATCCGTGATCTGGGCGGCGAACCGATCAGCCTGTTCCTTAAAGGCCGAGCAGTGAGAGCGTGGCGCGTACCACGGTTCACGCGTCAAGAGACACCGTTTGAAACACCACAACAGAAAGGAGCGCCGTTCTAATGGAAATCCTAGAACTTCAAAAATTCAAGGATGCGGAACTAGGCATCTGCACCACGTGGCATGGGGATCAACTGGTCGAGCGCCTCATCTACGACGCCATGGAAATGATCCGCATCTTGGTAGAGGAGGACAGCATGGGCGAACAAGAGGCGGCAGAATACATAGAACGAGAATTCGTCTTCAAGTTTGCAGGGGACACCCAGCCCATCATCCTCTGGAAGAGTTCCATCGAAGATGAAGATTCATAAAATCTTCGGGCCTCCCGGCTCAGGCAAAACGACATACCTTCTAAATCTTGTAGAACAAGAGCTAGAGGCAGGCGTTCAGTCTCGTGGCATAGGTTACTTTGCCTTCACCCGTAAAGCAGCGAATGAAGCCAAGGATCGGGCAATCTCCAAGTTCAGTAACCTGAACGCCGAGACGGACTTCCCTTGGTTTCGGACATTGCATAGCCTCGCTTATCGTTGCTTACGGGTGTCTAATAACGAGATCATGAAGCCAGAGCACTACCGCGAGTTTGCACGCTCTGCGGGGCTGGACATGACTGTTAGCGAAGGGGACGAAGAGTTCATCGTGCAAACGGACAATCCCATATTGAACGAGATCAACCTTGCGCGTATTCGTGGCGTCGATCTCAAGACTCACTACAACCGTTCAAACATCGGCATCGAGTGGTTTCACTTCGAGTACGTCGAGCGAGCCTACCGTCACTACAAGTACGAAAACAATCTGATGGACTTCACGGACCTCTTGGAACAGATCGTCCAAGAACCAGACTACCTGCCCCGCCTTGAAGTGCTGATCATCGACGAAGCGCAGGACCTTTCTCGCTTGCAGTGGGAACTAGTCATGCACTTGGCCCAGCGATCAGATCGTACCTTTATCGCAGGGGATGACGATCAAGCCGTGTATGTGTGGGCAGGTGCAGATGTCAAAACCTTCCTCTCCTTGGAAGGCGAGATCAAGGTGCTTGAACAGTCCTTCAGAGTGCCTGCAAAGGTACACGAACTCGCTAATCGCGTCGTGCGTCGTATTCGATCCAGACAAGAAAAGGAATGGCACCCACGGCAAGAACAAGGCTATGTTCATTACTACGAAGCCTTTGAGCAGGTAGACGTTTCAAACGGCGAATGGCTGCTTCTCGCCTCTACGAATTACATGCTTAACGATCTGCACGAATGGCTAAAGTCTCAAGGACTGATGTTCGAGCGTCACGGACAACGGAGCATTTCCGAGAACATCCTCACTGCGGTTTTGGGCTGGGAGTCCTTGCGCAAAGGCAAAGCCATGCCCATGCCCGTGGTCAAGAGTGTCTACAAGCATCTTGGCACCGAGTTCGTCAAACGTGGGTTCAAGACGCTGCGTGACATCGATCCAAACAACGAATACACACTGACCGAGCTACAAACTTCTTACGGCTTATTGACGGATGACATCTGGCATAAGGTGCTGACCAAGATATCCGATACCCAGCGCCAGTACATCATCTCGATTCTCCGTCGGGGCATGAAGCTAACAGGCAAGGTTCCGATAAAACTGTCCACGATCCACGGTGCAAAAGGTGGGGAAGCGGATAACGTACTACTGCTTACGGACTTGTCTCCGAAGTTTGCCAAGGAATACGCCTACAATGCGGACGATGTGAACCGCTTGCTGTACGTAGGATTGACCCGGGCTAAAGAATCACTGCACATTGTCAAGCCAAAAGATTATCAAAAGGGGTTTCGCATTGAATAAGACGTTACCATTGTTCCCAGTGAAAACGGAATGGGTGCCCCCGGCTCATTTTCCTGACCTTTCTGAGGCAAAGGAGATTGCAATTGATTTGGAAACATGTGTGACAGAGGAGTTGTTGAGCGATGGATTAGGAAAGTCCTCGCCACCCCCGCCGACAAGGTCATGCACAACGCCGCCTATGATGCCGGGTGGTTACTATCCTCTGGATTCACCGTCAACGGCAGGCTTATCGATACGATGCTCGCCGCCCCGCTCCTCGACGAAAACCGTTTCTCGTACAGCCTCAATGCGCTTGGCTTCGACTACCTTAAAGAGGTCAAGAGCGAGTCAGGCCTCAAGGAAGCAGCTGGGGACTTCGGCGTACACGCTAAGAAAGAACTCTGGAAGCTCCCCGCCATGTACGTCGGAGAGTACGCAGAGCAGGACGCTTCGCTTACTCTCAAGCTCTGGCAAGCCTTCAAACCGCTCTTAGTCCGTGAAGAGGTTCAACATATCTTTGACCTCGAAACAGAGCTTCTACCTATTCTGATTAACTTGACGCTACGTGGCATTCGATTTGATCGAGATAAGGCAGAGCGCGTGATCTCCGATTATCGAGATCGTGAGACGCAGTTGATCAAAGATATCCGAAAGATATGTGATAGCCCGGTGGACATCTGGGCCGCATCTTCCATTGCCACTGGTTTTGACAAGCTGAAGGTGCCCTATCCAAAGACCGCGAACGGGCTACCCAGCTTTACTCGATCCTTCCTCGAATCCTGTGAGCATCCTGTGGCCAAAATGATCGTAGAGGCCCGAGAACTGAACAAGACCCACGGGACTTTCTTGCAGCCTTACTTGGACTTTTCCAAACGGGATGGGCGCATCCATCCGCACGTCAACCAGCTACGCAGCGATGATGGCGGGACAGTGACCGGGCGTCTGTCCATGGCAAACCCGAATCTCCAGCAGGTGCCTGCACGGCACGAGGTCATCGGCCCACTGGTCAGGAGTCTTTTCCTACCTGAAGAAGGCGAATTTTGGGCGAGTTGTGACTTCTCGTCTCAAGAACCACGGCTCTTGGTGCATTACGCCAGTCTTTTGGACTTGCCGGGGGCAGAGAAGATGGTCGAAGCGTACCGCAGTGACCCGGATACAGACTTCCACCAGATGGTGGCAGATATGGCAGGGATCAAACGTAAGCAGGCCAAGACGATTGGTCTGGGGCTGATGTATGGGATGGGCAAGGGAAAGCTTGCCGCCTCGTTGGACATGGACATGGAGGAGGCCTCAGAGCTTTTAGAGGTGTTCCACAAGAAGGTGCCTTACCTGAAGGGGACGGTGAACGCGGTAATGCAGCGCATTGACCACCCTGCGTCGGGCGGTGCGATTAGGACGCTCTTGGGCCGTAAGTGCCGTTTTCCTCTGTGGGAGCCGCGCGAATGGGGCGTAAACAAGGCGCTGCCGTATGAGCAGGCCGTGATTGAATATGGGCGGCAGGTGAAGCGAGCGTTCACTTACAAAGGTTTGAATCGTTTGATTCAGGGTTCGGCAGCGGATCAGACCAAGGCTGCGATGGTTGCATTACACAAGGCCGGTTTTCATCTGCTCTTGCAGGTCCATGACGAAGTGGCTATGTCGGTGAAATCTAAGGAGGAGGCCCGGGAGGCGGCGGACATCATGGAAAAGGCCGTGGCCATCGAGGTTCCTAGTAGCGTGGATGTCGAGGTCGGGCCCTCTTGGGGAGAAGCGACAGGGCTGTAAAAAGGGCTTCACATTTTCTGGCCTTATGCTAAAGTGGTTTTGGGGGTGATCGGCATCCCCATTTCTCGCTGAAGGTTTTGGGGCCTCCCTCCGGGGCCCCTTTTTTTAGCGTAGACCCCCTTGCGTATTTCAGAAATGTCGCATACTATACAGGTGAGAAAGGAGAAAGAATGACTGAATACAAGCCAAAGCGTGTAGGTCGCCCGAGTAAGCGTGGCAGGAAGCGCAAACGCAAGGGCCCGGGCCCGGGTTCTCCCTTACGCAGGCATCAGTACAAGGTTTTAAACCTGCGCCCGTTGACCTACGCCATGGTCAAGGAACTTGCCAGTTATTACGAAACATCAATGATGGACTTGGTACATCGGATGATTGAAGCGGCCTTTAATAAAACCTTGGCCAAAGTCGAAGCCGAAGACATTAAAAATCGCCGTGAAGAAGAGGAATACAAGGCACGAATAGCAGCACGCAGAAAGGAGAGAGAAAATGCAAACCAAAATGACCATCCAACTACACGTTGAAGTGGGCTTCGATATCCTCGAACCCCTCGACGGCCCTGACATCCCCCTCCAAATAGATATCACGGGTGTTTATATCTCAATTCCTTCTTCCCAAGGCAAAAGCCGTCGGGTTAATATCCTCGCAGCACTTTCTGAGTCTGAGGTATTGGCGTTAGAAGATGAGATTTTGAACCCCGATTTTGTTAACGACTACTTTCGTTACCAAGCATGGAGGAGCAAACATGAATAACTCAGTGCATAGCATCGAATACTGGAAGCGCTTGTCCGAGCGGTATCGCCGCCAACGTGACATGGCAGTGCGTGAAATCCAACTCCTGCAAAAGCAGCTTTACATAGCCACCGGCTGCGCAAGAGATGGTCACGATTACCTGCGCCAGATTCGCGCTACACGGACCAGTGCCACCATCCGTCAACGCATCAAAAACCTCTTTAAGGTGCTGCCATGAGATTTACTGAGCTCCTGCGCGACGTGTCGCAATCCATTGAAGACCATTCAAATGACAGTGTCTGTAGCATGTTACGTACCGCCGCAGACATCATAGATAACCAAAACGTCTATAAACTCAAGTGGGCAGAACTGGCTGACCGCTGCGCAATACTGGAGAAAGAGAATGAAAAATTACTGGCTCAGATTCAAGTCCTTAGGAACCAATAACATGAACAAAGAAAACTTTTTTGACACAAAACAACTCATCCACTGGGCGAAGATAATCTGGTCCTTGGCCTTCTGGCCCTTGAGCGCTTTTGCATTAGGCATCTTCATCGGCGCTGGAAACAGCGAATCCAGAATCATGAGCGACTGCAAATACGCGCAAACTTTCCGCGTCGATCATCAAGCCTTCGCCTGCCAGAGGAAAATATGAGATACGAAGTCTACGACGAGACAAACAAACTCTTTCGCAAATTCTGGGACCTGCACGAAGCACAGAAGTTCCTGCAACCCGGATGGAAGCTAGTTACCAAGGCCAAACATCAACCCCCCGCGCCTACGCCTGCAACACACGGCAGCGCCCGCTGGTAGGAGATCATCATGCCCAGAACACTGACCAATGCTCACGAGCTACTTGACGCGGTTAAGGAACATTTGGACATAACAGAAGACGGCCTCTTGGCAAACGCCCTAAGCGTTCAGCCCTCTTGCATTTCCAAAATCCGCAACGGCACTAACAAAGTCAGCGCCCAGATGATTTTAAAAATCCACCTCTTGACCCGCGTCCCTGTCGAAGAGCTTTTGGAATATTGCCCTGACGACGACATCGTCTAACCCAGCAGTACAGATAAAGGAGAAAGTAATGGAAGACCACACATCAAAATTCGCAGCCGATCTGATCTTCATGGAGAAGCAACTCCATGTACTGACAGCATGGGTTGAAATACTTAAACAAAAAGAGCAGCAGCTTAGATCGCTTCAATCCGAAGTCGAGCGTCTGCAAGAAATCCTCAACGAGATGAGGAAATAAAGGAGAAGCAGACATGAGCAAAGAACGTGAAGTAAAAGAAAAAGTGGCTCGATTCCTCGAGGACGTTGACCGCGTGTATGAGGAAGTCGGAGAAATCCTCGACGAGGAAGACCCCATGGTAGTTATCGCCGTGTTGGTTCGTCTCATGGGAGTGAGCGTTTATTACGATCTGGTGCACTCGGACCACGAACCACGGGCCATGACCCTTGACCAAGCATTCGAGTTCGTCAAGGAAGGCATCGCAGCGTCTTATCGTGATGTAGAACGACACGAAGAAGAAAATGGTTCTGCAAAGGAGATGCTCCAGTGACTGACGAAAGGTTACGCGAGTTTGCCCATGAGCTTGGGGAGAACGTGCTCTGGCTCATTGAACAGGTTTTGGTCAAACACAACATGGCGATCTTGGAAGGATCAAAAGAGGCCATGGACGACGCTGTAAAGGTTGAGCGCAGTGCCGTGGCTGATCTTGTTGAGCAGATGGGCATCGAGGGTTACGGGACACTGGCTATCGCCGCAGCGATTAGAGCAAGGGGAGAACAATGAACCGCGACGACATTGTCCGTATGGCGCGGGAGGCTGATCTGCCGTCCTGCCATACAACGCACCCGAAAGCTCTTGAACGCTTTGCTGCCCTAGTCGCAGCAGCCGAGCGCGAGGCGTGTGCTGTCATTGCATTTAACGCAAAGACATACATCGAAGCAGCAAAAGCTATCCGCGCAAGGGGACAAAGATGACTGACATTCTTTCCTTCCTGCTTGGCGTTGCCTTTGGTTGTCTTTTGATTTTCCTGCGCGGCTTTTTTGGCGCATGGTGGAGGAGTAAAAAATCATGACTCCGTTAATCACTAAGGCAGTGACCTTCTTCCCAGAGTTGGCTGCTGATTATCGGTGGTTTGATATTGCGGACATTGAGAATGGCACTGAGTTCACGCACAAGGAAAACATGGAGGCCTTGAAACACCCGCTTCCCTTTCCCAAATGCGCGATAGCAGGCGTTGACCTAGACGGGCAGACCTACGGCCTTCTGGTCAGCCAAGAAGGGGACATGCTGTTAGTACATGGTGCTAATACGATTGCCTCTTTCGATAATTTGCGCGTACAAAAAGATGCGTCGTTTCGCTTTGATCCGCTAGAAGAGACTAGAGATGAGGGGATTACCATATTTTTTGAGGACAAACGAGTTTATGAACATAAGCCGACAATGGACTATGCGCAGGACATTGCGGCAATAAACATTTTGGTCATCGCCACGTTCCTACGCATCCTGAATGAGCAAACTATAGCCACCGTCTACACGCCTATTCCCAGCAAGAACCACGCGAAGCGTCTGCGCCAAAAGAAGTTGCCCCTCTTCGATTGGCATACCGTCGTCATCGAGCCAAGAAAACAAAAGAGCGAAGCGCTTGGCGGAACTCACGCCACCCCACGCCTGCACGAGGTCCGTGGACATTGGGTCACGAGAAATAACAAACGCTTCTGGAGAAAACCCCATAAGCGCGGCGACGCAACCAAGGGCATCGTCTTTCATGACTACAAGATCACGGCCCAAGAGCCCACCACGGAGAACTTTTTATGATTTATGACGATTACTTCTGGACCGAATTGACCTACGAGAAGCATTCCTTCGTCGCGCCCTCCGGTGAAGTCTTAATCCACGTCAATTACGACGCCTCCAACCGCACCTACCGCGTCGAGGACAAGGAATTTCTGACACTAGGAGCCGCCAAGGTCTTCGCCGTGGCCCTCCTAAAACGTACCGGCAAAATCCCAGATGACGACCCCACCGACCCACCCGAGGAGGAAACAACATGAGCGAGGATCAAGAATCACGCGACAAGGACCAAGAACCCACCCACGGACTATTAGAGGACATCATGACCATCATCGTAACTGCGGCCATCTCAGGCATTCTGATCGCCTACTTCCTAGTTATGCAAAAAACTAATACCATGCAAAGACAACCCCACCCATTGCTGGATAAGATGATGGAGTTCTACAAAGTCGAGTCCGATAAGGACCTCGCCGACCGCATGGAAATATCCATGGGCAGCGTCTCCCGCATCCGAGGCGGAACCCAACTCGTCTCAGCACAAATGATCCTGAAAATCTACGACCAGACCTTCCTGTCCATCGAAGAAATCAGGGACCTCATCAAACAAACACAGAAACAAGTCCCGTGAACCACGCACCAAGAACCTTCCTCCTGACCTTCGCCTGCCTCTTCGCCCTCCTAGGAGCCGTCCTCGGCTGGACACTGGCCACGAAACTCCAAGATAACGCCTGCACCGAACTCCTAGAATCCGCCTACAAAGAAGGACGCGCCGCCGGACGCGCAGTAGGTTATGCTGAAGCCCAGCAAAACGGCGCATGCCTTAAATGGTGGACAGGGAGCTCTACAGAGGGCCTACAGGCCGCTAGAACGGCTTTTTGCAAAAGGAGGTAGGGATGGATACGGATGAGGAAAAAAGCTTTTCAGAGGCCCTCCAGAGCCTTTTAAAGCAGCCCGCAGGCGAAAGCGTACAGGTGCTCTACGTCGTCACAGATAACGGCCAACGATACGTGTTCCTCGGCTCACCGATCAAAGAAGCCGACTACGACCACATCAACGACTTCGTCTTCGGCGAAACCATCGACCCCATCCTCTTCTCCGAAATGGCAAAGGTTGTCGCAAAGACAATCACTGCGCACTAAAACAACCGGCAAGGACGGGAAGGCACCCGCCTTTCTCTCATTCGGGCCGTGGTGCGTTCAACCCTAAACGGATGCCCTCCCGGGCAAAGTATAACCCCCACCCCCACCACAAAACGATAAAAATAGACCCCCAAACTGGCGGGCGTATGTGGGTACTTTTGGGCAGGGGGAAAGGGGCACGGATCATGGACCATGGCCCGGGGTTTTGTTGATAGAAAGTTAAGAAAGAGAAGCGATAGAAAAAACTAAATGGGTACGCGTTTTCCATTACGTTTCTATCTTGATAAGTAGGATTATTACGTCTGTGCGGCGTACTATAATAGGTACGTTGACCGTGATTTTTTTTTTTTTTTTTTTTTGTGATTCAACGTACCCCTTTAGACGTAATGCCGTAATAAGCTAGTGTTTACAAGGGGTTGGTATTACTTTTGTGAAAGTGATAAGTGTAAGACGTAATTTCAGT